GGAGGTACTGATGCCTTAACTGCTAATGACCTACAGAGCCTTTCACAACTCTCTACGCCTTCTTTGGGGCAGGTTCATGGTCTTTTAGCAGACAATCTCCAGAGCACTTCCTCGGTATCCACACCGAGCTTAGCTGCTTTTTCTAATGTTGATAATCTTCTTGCAGACAACCTCCAGAGCACCTCCAGTGTCTCTACACCCACCTTGGGTCAGACTCATGTGCTTTTGGCTGATGATCTACAAAGCACTTCTTCATTATCTACACCTACTGTAGGGCAAGTCCATGTTCTGCTTGCAGATAATCTACAAAGTGTTTCTTCATTATCTACACCAAGCATTAGCCAAAGCAACGCTCTTCTAGCAGACAATCTACAAAGTGTTTCTACGGTCTCTACGCCTACAGTAGTCTCTTTAGGGACTTCCGCCCTTCTGGCTAATGATCTCCAAAGTGTCTCTGTAATCAGCACACCTAGCCTTTTGCAGAGAAAGCCAATTAACTATGCAGCCAGTGCAAGCATCACTTCACTGTCAGCAATAACCTTCTACCAAAACAGCAACAAGTGGTATGGGTATTAAGAGGACTTATGTTAACCCCTAGAGAAATGCAAAATATCGTTGATCAAATTAATTCCATGTTTAATGGGATTAGGGAGGATCTTGAGAAGCTGAAGAAGGAAATAGAGGAACTAAAGAAGAAGAAAAGTAAAGATTGATTATTTCTTTTATTTATGATATAATTTGAGTATACACAATCCACTTATAAGGAGAAATTGTGAATAAAGAAACTGAACTGTACTACAACAATTACTTTGAACTCTTCCGCACGCCTGGTTGGGCACAATTCGTTGATGAGTTTAAGCAGAATGCCAATGTAATTAATTCCGTAGAAAATGTTAAGGATGCTGAGGAACTTTTCTTCAAGAAAGGTCAATTGACTGTTCTTGCAATGATCATCAACCTCGAAGCATACATTAACCAAGGATTCCAGGATGCCTCCTCTACGGATGTATGATTTTCAATGTAGTGAGGATCACATCTTTGAAGCACTTGTGGAAGACCCAAAAGAACTAGTGTCGTGCCCACGATGTGCTTCTCACTCCAACAGAATTATCAGCCCTATTCGTAGCATCCTTGATCCCCTTAGTTTCCCTACAGCGGAATCTAAGTGGATTAAGGAGCACGAGAAGGCTGGTCGTAAAAACAATGGAAGCCTCTAAGGGGTAACTTTCATTTTTAAATAAATCCACAATGGTTAACGCCACGGAGAAGTAAGTTCAATGGGTAGAGCAATCCTACTTGATGAAGACACAACTGAGCGTCTTGACGATACTGAAGATCAAGAAGTAGATTCACAAACACTACAAGACCCTACGCAACAGGACACTTTTGTAGCACAAGAGTTTACTCAAGATCAAGATGATGATGTTCCTGATAAGTACCGAAACAAGTCTATCAAAGATTTGGTACGAATGCATCAAGAAGCTGAAAAACTTCTTGGTCGCCATAGTTCCGAAGTAGGTGAACTTAGGAAGGTTGTCGATCAGTACATCGCGGCACAACTCAACCAAAACCAAACAGGAAATACGGGACAACAACAGAAGCCAGAGGATGAAGAAGTAGATTTCTTCGTTGACCCTGTAAAGGCAACTCAACAACAGATTGAAAACCATCCTAGCATCCGGCAGGCAAAGGAGTACACGGAGCAAGCTCGTAGAGCAGCTTCTTTGACTCTTGTCAAGAACAAACATCCTGACATGGAAGGGATTCTCAAAGATCCTTCCTTTGCTGAATGGATTCAAGCAAGCAAGATCAGAACTCAACTGTTCGTAATGGCAGACAAACAATACGATGCCGATGCAGCAGATGAGCTTTTTACCTTGTGGAAAGATCGCCAGCAAGTAGTGCAGAACACAGCTACGGTGGAGAAAGCAGCACGTAAAGATGCTCTTCGATCCGCCAGCACTGGAAGTGCACGGGCTAGTGGCGAGCAAAGCGCTAAGAAGAAGTTCCGTAGGGCTGATATCATTAAACTTATGAATTCCGACCCTTCGCGTTACGAGGCTTTGCAACCAGAAATCATGCGGGCTTATGCTGAAGGGAGGGTTATTTAACAATCATTGAGGTTATTTAAAAATGGCTGGTGAAACTTCAGGTGCATATTTTACAGCAGCCGCTGTAGTTGACAAAGTAGCAGCGGATAAATTTATCCCAGAGATTTGGTCTGATGAGATCATCGCATCTTATCAAAAGAATCTGAAGATGGCTCCTCTGGTCAAGAAGCTGACCATGAAGGGCAAGAAGGGCGATCTTATCCACATTCCGAAGCCCGTTCGTGGCTCGGCTTTTGCAAAGGCAGAAGCTACGGCAGTAACGATCCAAGCAAACCTTGAGTCTGAGCTGACTGTTAGCATCAACCGTCACTTCGAGTATTCGCGTCTTATCGAGGATATCGTTGAAGTGCAAGCACTGTCGAGCCTTCGTCGGTTCTACACGGAAGATGCTGGTTATCAACTTGCCCTCCGTGTTGATACGGACCTCTTTATGGTTGCTACGGGCTTTGGCAACGGAACCCTTAACCTTGCTCCTGCCGCAGTTGACGGTACTGCTTGGGTTAACACGGCTACGTTCTACAACGATGCAACGAATGGTCTGTCTGCATATGCTGTAGATACCGTTATTGATGCTGACCCGTATTCCGATGCGGCTTTCCGTGGTCTGATTAAGAAGCTCGATGATAACAACGTACCGATGGACAATCGTGTATTTGTTATTCCTCCGGCACTCCGTTCTGCAATCATGGGCACTGAGCGATATGTCTCCAGTGACTTCCGTGATGCCCGAACGGTACAATCGGGTCTAATTGGGTCTCTTTATGGTATTGATATCTATGTATCGTCCAACTGCCCTGTGATTGAAACCGCAACTCTTAACACGGCAGCAACGAACAGTGTAGATATCCGTGGTGCTCTTCTGTTCCACAAGGAAGCAATTGTCCTTGCAGAGCAGATGGCTGTCCGTTCGCAGACGCAGTACAAGCAGGAATACCTGTCCACCCTGTTCACTGCTGACACGCTTTATGGTGTACAAGTCTATCGCCCTGAAGCAGGTTTTGTTCTTGCAGTTAACGACCTGTAAGTAAAACCAACTAAGTAGGCAGGGAGAAACTCTACACCAAGAGAAGTACCCCTGCCTTCTTTTTATCACTAAGGGCAGTACCAATGACACCTGAAGACAGACTCTCCAGGATTGAAAACAAGCTAGATAAGCTAACCGAAGCAATTCTGACAATTGCCAGAGTTGAAGAAAAGGTTCTTGCTTCCAATGAAAGAATACAAAAGATTGAAGATAGGGTTGAAAAGCAAGAGCAGTCCATTGGGGAGCTGATCTCTAAGGTGGCTGTACATACAAAGCAAGTATCATTCTTTGAAAGAGCGCTCTGGTTTTGTTTGGCTACGCTGGCAAGTTTTGCCACTTATTACATTAAGGTAAGCAACTAATGTCAAATTATACCAAGGCTACTAATTTCACAGCCAAAGACTCCCTTCCTTCCGGCGACTCTCAAAAGATCGTTCGTGGTGCTGAGTTCGATACTGAATTTAATGCCATTGAAACAGCAGTCAACTCTAAGGTGGATAAGTCAGGCGACACGTCCACTTTTGTCAACCTTGCAGTTAATGTTACTGGCACTCTTCCCGTAGCCAATGGTGGCACTAGTTTCGCTAGCTACACCATAGGCGATATTCTTTATGCTTCAGGAGCAACTGCTCTGTCCAAGTTGGCAGGCGTTGCTACAGGAAACTCTATCATCTCTGGAGGCGTAGGCACTGCCCCCTCTTGGGGTAAGATCGGTCTCACCACACACGTCTCAGGCACCCTACCAATCGCCAATGGTGGCACGGGGACTACCTCGACTACCTTCTGTAGTCTTACTACCAATGTAACTGGAACCCTTCCTATCGCCAATGGTGGTACCGGCAGCACCTCAACGACCTATTGCAGTCTTACGGCTAACGTAACTGGTACTTTGCCAGCAGCCAATGGAGGCACTGGTGTTGCCAGTTATGCCATTGGTGACATTCTCTACGCCTCTGGCTCTACTGCCCTTAGTGCTCTTGGTGCAGCAGCCACTGGCAATTCACTCATCTCAGGTGGTGCAGGAGTAGCACCTTCTTGGGGTAAAATTGGTCTTACTACGCACGTCTCCGGTACGTTGCCCATTGCTAATGGCGGTACGGGTACGACGGCTACTGCCTATTGCAGCCTCGCCAGTAACGTCACTGGAACCCTTCCTGCTGCCAATGGCGGCACCGGGCTTGCTAGCTATGCTGTAGGTGACCTGCTGTACGCATCAGGTTCTACGGCTATCAGTGCTCTTGCTGACGTAGCCACTGGAAGTGCTCTTATCTCGGGTGGTATTGGTGTTGCTCCTTCGTGGGGTAAAGTAGGTCTTGCTACTCATGTCAGTGGAACTCTTCCCATCACCAATGGTGGAACTGGAAGCACGTCTACCACCTATTGCAGCCTTACCACCAATGTCACTGGGACACTCCCCATTGCCAATGGAGGCACTGGATCTACTTCCACCACGTATTGCAGCCTGACGGCTAATGTCACAGGAACCCTTCCGGCAGCTAACGGTGGCACTGGTAACGCCAGCTACACCATTGGTGATCTCCTGTACGCCTCTGGCTCCACTACCCTCTCCAAGTTGGCTGATGTAGCCACTGGAAATACCCTTATCTCCGGTGGGGTAGGGGCAGCACCCTCTTGGGGCAAAGTAGGTCTTGATACCCATGTATCCGGAACTCTGCCTGTAGCCAACGGCGGTACGGGTCAGACCTCCTACACCAATGGTCAGCTCCTCATTGGTAACACCACAGGCAACACCCTGACCAAGGGAACGCTTACTGCGGGTTCTGGTATTAACATCATCAACGGTGGTGGCACGATCACCATTGAAGCAGTTACGGGTGGTGTGGGTACTGTCACCAGTGTAGGTGTCTCAGGTGGCACCACAGGTATCACTGTCTCAAATAGCCCTGTGACCACCAGTGGCACGATTACCTTGGCAGGAACCCTTGTGGCTGCTAATGGTGGTACTGGACAAAGCAGCTACGCTGTAGGAGACATTCTCTATGCTTCCACCACCAGTGCTCTTTCCAAACTGGCAGGTGTTGCTACGGGTAATACCCTGATCTCTGGTGGCACTGGAACTGCACCCTCGTGGGGCAAAGTTGGACTTACCACTCACGTATCAGGAACCCTCCCGATTGCTAATGGTGGCACAGGGTCCACTGCTACCGACTATTGCAGCTTGACCTCCAATGTCTCTGGTACCTTACCTATTGCCAATGGTGGAACAGGTCTCACCAGCTACACGATTGGTGATCTTGTTTACGCATCAGGATCAACCACTCTTGCAAAGCTGGCTGATGTTGCCACGGGCAACTCTCTTATCTCTGGTGGTGTTGGTGTGGCTCCTTCCTGGGGCAAGATTGGTCTAACGACTCATGTCTCTGGAACCCTACCGGCAGCGAATGGTGGTACGGGGATTGCGAGTTACACGATTGGTGACTTGGTTTATGCCTCTGGTGCAACCACCCTTACACAATTGGCAGCCCCTGCAACAGGCAATGCTCTTATTGGTAACGGTGTAGGTGCAGCACCTTCATGGGGTAAAATCAACCTCACCACCACCGTATCCAATGTCCTCCCTGTGGGCAATGGTGGTACTGGTCTTAGCAGTTACTCCACAGGTGACATCCTTTTGGCAACTGGAGCAAGCACTATTGGTGTTCTTGCTGATGTTGCTACTGGTAGTGCCATTATCTCTGGTGGTGTAGCTTCAAACCCTGTTTGGGGTAAGATTGGACTGACTACTCACGTAGATGGTGTTCTCCCTGTAGCCAATGGCGGTACTGGAACCTCAAGTTCCACCTTTGTAAACCTTGCAACCAACGTATCTGGATCTCTTGCTGCAAACAACGGTGGAACAGGAAACAGTTCCTACACCGTAGGTGACCTTCTATTTGCATCAGGAACCACTGCCCTTTCTAAACTGGCTGACGTTGCAACCGGCAACAGCCTGATCTCCGGTGGGGTTGGCGTTGCACCCTCATGGGGTAAGATTGGTTTAACGACCCATGTCAGTGGGACTTTGCCAATCGCTAACGGCGGAACTGGTTCTACTGCAACTGCTTATTGCAGCCTAGCCTCCAACGTCACGGATACCCTACCTGTTGCAAACGGAGGTACTGGTCAAACTTCGTACACCAACGGTCAACTTCTTATTGGTAACACTGCAACGGGTAGTTTGTCCAAAGCAACCCTTACCGCAGGCAGCAACATCACCATCACTAATGGCAACGGTACAATTACCATTGCATCTACTGGTGGTACTGGAAGTGGAACTGTAACGAGTGTTGATGTTTCTGGTGGTACTACTGGTCTTACGACTTCCGGTGGTCCTGTCACAGGAACGGGCACTATCACCTTGGCAGGCACCCTGGCAGTTGCCAATGGTGGTACTGGGTCTACTACGGCTTCCGATGCACGTACTGCCCTTGGTGTTCCTAGCACCTCTGGTGTTGGTGCTACAGGTACGTGGTCTATTGGTATCTCTGGTAATGCAGGAACGGTAACTGGTGGTGTTTACACATCAGGTGACCAAACCATTGCAGGAACTAAGAGTTTCAGTAGCAATATTGTTGCTTCCATCACAGGTAATGCAGCAACGGTTACCAACGGTGTTTACACAACTGGCAACCAAACGATTGCAGGTACCAAGACCTTTAGCAGCACCATTGCTGGTTCAATCAATGGTAACGCAGCAACTGTAACTAATGGTCTTTATAGCACTGGAAGCTACGCAGACCCCACTTGGATCACCTCCCTTGCTGGGAGCAAAGTATCCGGGAACATCAGTGGCAATGCTGCAAACGTCACTGGCACAGTAGCAGCAGCCAATGGTGGCACAGGTCAGACTACCTATGCTGTAGGTGATCTCCTGTATGCCTCAACCACCAGTGCTTTGACTCGCCTTGCGGGTGTTGTGACTGGTAATGTGCTTACTTCAGGTGGTGTCAGTACGGCACCTGGTTGGGGAAAGGTAGGTCTTACTACCCATGTTTCAGGTACTCTGCCGATTGCTAACGGGGGCACTGGAACCACTGCTACAACCTTCTGTAGCCTCACCAGCAACGTCGCAGGTACCCTTCCAGTAGCCAATGGTGGCACTGGTGTAACGACTTCAACGGGCTCTGGCTCTGTTGTTCTCAACACCAACCCAACCATTGATGGTGCAACCTTTACGGGTAATGCTCAGACTACCCCTGTAGCTGTCACCTTCAGTGCTACTGCAATGACGCTGAACTGTGCTGACTCCAACGTGTTTACCACGACCTTCACTGCAAACGTAACCACGGCACCCACTATCTCTAACCCTCAAGATGGTCAAACCATTAACTGGTTTATCACTCAAGATGGTACTGGTAGTAGGACAATTGGGGGTAACTGGCCCACTGGTTTCAAATGGCCCGGTGGTACGGTAGGTGTCTTAAGCACGGCTGCTAATTCTGTGGATCTTGTTGTAGCTACCTACAGGTCTGCTACTGGCTTCTGGTATGCAACTATTGCAAAGGACTTCAAGTAATGAGTTTTGCCTCTAGAACCCTTGGTTACCTTGGTTTCACTCCAGTAACCAATGATTTTCCTTCAGGCTCTGGAACAGTAACCATCCCCACCGGTGCTACCACGATGGTCGTTGAGGTCTGGGGAGGCGGCGGCGGTGGTGGAGATGATAATGGCACTGTTGGTGGTGGTGGCGGTGCTTCAGGATCATACGTTAAAAGTAGTTTTACTGTAACTTCTAACGCAGGACAAACTGTTGGTTATGTAGTTGGTGCTGGTGGAGGTACTAATATAGGAGGTGCGGGCTCATCAGGTGGACAATCTACCGCTGGAGCTTCTGGTACCTATACGATGACCGATATGTTGTCTTCGTCTGCGGGACCAGGACTTCCTGGTACATTAGGCGGCGCAGGGGGCACCGGAATTGCGCCTACTGGCGGTAATGTCACTAACACCACAGGTGCTAATGGTAGCGCACAATCTTCTGGCGTTGGCGGAGCAGGTGGCGCAGCACGTTCTGGGGACGGTGGTGCAACTGCTGGCGCTGGAGGTAACGGTGCTAGTGCCGGTGGTTCACCAACTTCGGGTAGTGCTGGACGTGTAAGGTTTGTCTTCACTTAAAGGAAATATTATGGATTTTTTTATTTATATAGTTATCGGCTGCGTTGTAACTCTCTTTTGTGTCTATGTTCTGAATACTCATCGACGTAAACCTAATCCTAAGCCAAACAGTGACCCTATTCCACCGCCTCCAGATCCTATTGTTGTTGAAATGGCGTTGGCTGCTCATAAAGATTCTGTAGATGCTGTTCTTGGTAAGACCCCTAAAGAGTAACAATGCAATTACTTAACCTCATTCAGTCCATCTTTAAGCCCGCTGTAGAACTCATTGACAATGTACACACTAGTCAAGAGGAAAAGCTACAACACAAAGAAAGACTCTTGGTTACTCAAGCAGCAGTCATTGACCAAGTGCTTCAGTACGAGAAGGACTCCTTTGAGTCTAGGGCAAAGATCATTGAAGCAGAGGCTAAGTCGGAACATTGGCTCACGGCTATTTGGAGACCAGTGACCATGCTCACATTCCTTGCTTTGTGTGTTGGAGACAGCCTTGGGCTTCTCTCCAGCCCACTTAGGGATGAAGCATGGTCTCTGCTTCAGTTGGGTCTTGGTGGTTATGTAGTGGGTAGATCCGCAGAGAAAATAACTAAATCGGTATTGAGTAACAAAGAAGATGTACGGTAATATTCTTATACCTAACCTTAATCTAGCTGCTTTAAACGCACTTGCTGCTAACGCTGGTGGTATGATGACCTCACCAGCAGCTACAAATGCTTCTGTAGCCTCTACAGCGGCTTCTCAGCCTGTTTCTACCAATACTAGTACCTCTACAGCCACTACAGGCTCAACAGCCTCTACAGGGGTTTCTGGAGCCTCTACAACAGGAACTATCTCTGCTGCTCAGGCTGCAAACATCCTTTCAAATCTTGACCTAAATGCTATTGCAGGTGCTTCAGGAATGATGGGTGTTCCTGGTGCTACTTCCAGTACAATCACCAATCCTTACACTGCTGCTTATGTTTTTAATCCTGATGTAAGTCTTGTAGGAGCTACGGACATCTTTGGTGGTAGAACCTATGAGTCACCTTTGGCAACTCCCGATAGAACCCGTGTTGGCTACAGTGAGATGCTTCAACTTAACCAAGCACCTGGTTATGTAGCCACCAACAGACCTGAACAAATTGGTGACATGTATCTCCCCTACAGACCTTCAGGGGAAGGCGCTCAAGTAGCTGATGACATCAAGACTTGGTATGAGTATTACACTGACAACGAGGATTTTAGAAAATATCTGTCCGCTGACGAACAGACTGAGCTTGCTTGGTTGGACTATCGAAATGATAGATACACACAAGAAGCCTTTACAAACAAGATTAATGACATTCGTTCTCAGTTCAATCTTCCCAAGAAGGTTGGTTTTGAGGACTTTGAAGCACACTTCTCCTACGGCACCAAAAGGAAGAAGTATTCGGATAACCCGTATTCAGACCTTCAGCAATACGGTCCTTCCATTGGTGGCTATTGGAACCCTGAAAACGATCCCAGTGAGTTTCAACAAGCAATGTCTAATCCTCTTGTTGGGGCTGTGGCAACAGCCATAGGTAGTGCAGTAGGCGGCCCTATTGGGGCTGCTCTTGCTTCAGGTCTCACTACAAGAGCTTCAGGTGCTGATTGGGGTGACGCACTTACTGCCGCTGCTATGGCAGGAGGAAGTTCTTACCTTGGTAATGTGGCAGGAGGTGCTTCAGGAGCTGCATCCGGGGCTACTGGAGCCGCTGGGGGTGCTGCTGGGTCTACTGGCATAGGGTCTACAATATCTTCTTTTATGGAGACAGCAGCAGGTCAAGGTTTAGCAAGGGCTGGTCTTTCTTTGGCAAGAGGAGGAGACCTAGAGGACGCACTGATTGCAGGTGTCCTTGGCTACGCAGGTGCCCCTGGTGGTCTCCTGAGTGGAACTCTAGGGGAGACCCTTGGGCTTGATATTGGTGCTAATACATTAGCTACTGGACTAGAAAACCTTAGTTTGGCTGATGCACTTAAGTTTGGTCTTAATATTGGAGATGATCAATGGTCTGCTGTAGGTGATCTTTTTGGAGACATGGACCTTGGTACATTGGCTGAATCAGGTCTTCTTAGTTCGCTTCCTGGCGGTGTTCAAAACTTTTTAGAGAATGTTCAAGTATCCGATGTTCTTTCAAATGTCGGTGGTCTTAATACATCTTCGTTGCTTGATATCTTAGGAGACTTAAACACCCCTTCTTTGAACATTAACGGTGCCAACATTAACGTACCAAACTGGCTGCAAAATGCTTATGAGAATGTAGAAGGAGCCGTTCAAAATGTTTATCAGAATGCAGAGGGAGCAGTACAGGACGTATATCAAAACGTAGAAGGAACTGCACAAGATGTTTATGAAGCATTGGCTGATGCTTTACAAAACACAGGGGGCTTAATTCCTGATGAACTACAAGCTCTTTACGAAAATGTAGAGGGTGCTGTACAGGACGCTTATCAGAATACTGAAGGAGCTGTACAGACTGCTTATGAGAATGTAGAGGGTACTGTACAAGACGCTTATCAAAATGCCGAGGGCGCTGTTCAGACTGCTTATGAGGCTGTAGAAGAACCTGTTCAAAATGCTTATGAGAATGTAGAAGGTACTGTACAGGATGTATATGAGGCTGTAGAAGAACCTGTTCAAAATGCTTATGAGAATGTAGAAGGTGCAGTACAAGACGCTTATCAAAATGCAGAAGGTGTTGTTCAGAACGCTTATGAGGCTATAGAAGAACCGGTACAAACTGCTTATGAGAATGTAGAAGGTGCTGTACAGGATGTTCTTGATAAAGATTTAGTTGACATTAATGAAGCTGTAGAAGAGTCCATAAGAAACCTAAGTATGCCATCGTTTGACATTAATAGTCTATTTTCAGGTTTACTTGGTACAGGACTTATGTCACAGCAAAGACCACGACAAAACGCAGCCAGCCCCGAGTACAACCCTTACATGGCTACAGTCTCTTACGACCCAAGAATCCAAGGGTTGTCAAAGATTGTTTCAAGAGACCCTTTGTCTGTTCTTTTGCAAGAGTTTTATAAAACTAGAGGTATAGCATGAACTATCTCACTTTGGTAAATAATGTTCTCCGTAGGATTAGAGAAGATGAGATTACAACGATCAATCAAAGCCCCTATGCAGCCTTGATTGGTGATCTCGTAAATGACGCTAAGACCTCCGTAGAGCATTCTTGGGACTGGACTGCCCTTAGAACCACTGTAACTATCACCACAACGGCAGGTGTCAATGAATACACCTTGACTGGCTTTGGTAGTGACTTCAAGTATCTTAAGTTTCTTGATAACACAAATGGGACTACTATTGAGTATCAAGCTAAGGACTGGATTGATATACAGAACAATATTGCTGATACCCCTCTTCAAGGGACCCCAACGTACTTTAGTTACACCAATGCAGACTCCAATGGGGATATGAAGATTGTTCTGTACCCTACGCCTGCCGCAGCTTACACCCTGAAGTTCTATGGTGTTGTTCGTCAAGCACCCTTGGCACTATCAACGGATGTCATAAAGGTGCCTTGGGCTCCTGTGATGCACCTTGCTGTTGCTTTTGCTTCTAGAGAGCGAGGAGAGACCGGAGGCACAGGAACAGCAGAATACCTTGCCATCTCAAATAAATATCTTGCTGAAGCTATTGCATTGGATGCTGCCTACCATCCTGAAGAAACAATTTTCAGAGTAGTCTAAATGTCACAACCACTACAAGTATTAAATCTCGTAGAGCCTGGGTTTAGGGGTCTTAATACAGAGGACTCTGTTCTTTCTATGGACCCCTCCTTTGCCACTTATGCAGACAACTGTGTAATTGATAAGTACGGGAGGATCTCTGCAAGGAAGGGATATTCAGTTATCACTACCTCAGCAAGCCCTTTGGGAACCAGTTATATTCAGGCAGTTAAACAGTTTAGAGACGCAGCAGGAAACCTTGCAATCTTTTCAGCAGGAAACAACAAGATTTTCAGGGGAACGACTACACTGACGGATGTAACCCCTGGGTCTTACACCATCACCTCGAATGCTTGGAAGATTGTAAACTTTAACGATCATTGCTACTTCTTCCAAAGGGGTTATGAGCCTTTGGTGTACAGCAACACCCTCGGTGCTGTTACCAAGATGTCCAGTCATCCTTCCTACTCAGCCACTGTGCCCTATGCACATGAGGTGCTTGCAGCTTATGGTCGTCTATGGGTAGCTGATACAAGTTCCAATAAGACTACGATCTATTGGTCTGACTTGCTTAATGGTCAGAAGTGGTCTGGTGGTACTAGTGGATCTATTGATATTACTAAAGTATGGCCTGATGGTTATGATGAAGTTGTAGCCTTGGCTGCACATAACAACCTTTTGATTATTTTTGGTAAGCACAGTATTGTCTCGTACACAGGGGCTGAAGCTCCTGCTACTATGGAACTTTATGATACTGTAGCTGGTGTAGGTTGTGTTGCAAGGGATTCAGTCCAGTACACAGGAACTGATGTTCTCTTTATGAGTTACTCTGGTCTAAGATCGTTTAGCAGGTCTATTCAAGAAAAAGCACTTCCATTAAATGATTTGTCCAGAAACATAAAAACTGATATAATTAACCTTATAAGAAGTGAAACAGGGCAGATTACATCTGTGTACAGCCCTGAGAACTATTTTTATTTGGTGTACTTCCCTACAAGTAGCACTATCTTCTGCTTTGATGTCAAAGGTACTCTTGAGAATGGTTCTTTTAGAGTAACTCGATGGCCCACTAGTAAGCTAAAATGTTTTGAAAGGCTTATTGATGGCACTTTATACATTGGTACTTCCTCCGGTATAGCCTCCTACTCAGGCTACTTGGACGGCACAGCAACTTATATTATGAAGTACTACAGTCCTCACTTGACCTTTGGGGATTCTTCTAAGATTAAGTTTCTCAAAAAGATGAAGCCAACTATCATTGGAGGTAACTCAACAACACTCACGTTCAAATGGGGATATGGTTTTAATGACTCATTCAAGTCGTATTCTGTTAATTTGGAGAACTTTGGTTCCTTTCCTTTTTACGGCAATGCTCAATTTAACGTAGCAGAGTATTCTGGTGGTTCTCAGTACATTGTTCCCAATATTAATACAAACGGTAGTGGAACGAATGTTGTTGTTGGTTTGGAAGTTCCTGTAACTGACCAAATATCCTTGCAGGAATTCAACATCTTTACCTTGATTGGCAAAACTTATTAACTTGGAGATCTTAATATATGGCTCTTTCTTTGTCTGATATCTGGGGCGGTCTTTTTGGAGGGATTAGTGATAATCTAGGTGCCATAGGGCAAGGCGCAGGTCTTGCTGGTGGTGCTGCTTTGGTTAATGAAGCATATCAAAACATTGGTGATGTTGGTGAAAGTGCTTTGAACAGATCAAATGCACTAGCTTCAACGGCTATTGATCAAACCCGCTTTAGACCTTTTACAGTCACAACAAACCTTGGAAATATGGCTGCTACACCTGAAGGTGGCTATACAATGAATCTTAGCCCTGAGCAGGAAGCTCTTCAAAGACAACTCTTTGGCGGTGCTGGCGGCTTCTTTAATCAAGCAACTCAACCTATGGATGCTCGAATACAGGATGTCTACAACAGACTCAGGGCAACACAGACCCCAGAGGAAGAGAGACAACGCCTAGCCCTTGAGGAACGTCTTATGGGACAGGGGCGTCTTGGTGTTAGCACAGCACAGTACGGTGGAACGCCTGAGCAACTTGCTCTTGCTAAAGCACAAGAAGAAGCAAAGAATCAGGCAGCTCTTTACTCTATTGAGCAAGCCCAGAAGGAACAAGCGCAGGCTGCTGAGCTTGGTAAGCTGTTTATGACTAGTGGTTATCTCCCATTGAATGCCATGTTGAGTGCTTATGAGCCAGGTCTTGCAGGATCTCAATTGTCTTCCGAGCTTCAGCGGATTGGAGCAGAACTCTTTGGTGAAGCATCTATGGGTGGTGTTAATGCCTTGCTGGCAAGCCGTCTTGCACAAGGTAACCTTGCTGGTCAGTTTGGTTCAGCACTTGCTACAGGGGCATTGAACAGCATGAATAGTGAGGCTGCCGAAACAGGCTCAAGTGCTCTTGGGTCGGCTTTTGAAGGTTTATTTGGATGGCTTGGTGGTCTTTTTGACCAAAGTGGCGGCAGAATGACATCAGGTTCTGGTACTTAAGGAGATAAATAATGGCATCAATTAGTGACACTTTAATCCAAGGTCTTCTTCAGCCAAATTTTAATCTACAAACCCTCCAAGAACCCCTTGGGATGCTTATGGGTGGGGCTAGAGCACAGAGGGCTAGAGATGAGAGACAAACAAATTTGATGTCTCAGGCTCTTGGGGCTCCTGATATGAACGCTTTTCAGCGGATTATTGAACAAGCTAGAACCCCTGAAGAAAGACAACAAGCTCTTTCAGCCTTTAGTATTGGTCAGCAACAACGCACTGCTGAGCGAGAACAAAAGAGGCAAGTGGCTAATGTTCTTGAGCAAGAGTCAGAATTGATCAATGCGCGCCTTGCTGCTCAGAAAATAGCAAGGTCTATGGGCAGACCTGAGCTTGCTGATGCTCTTAAGTCTGCCCCTATGGAATCCGTGCAGAAGTTTATACAAGCGTCTTATGAAGCACAGGCAAAAACTAGTGTTCCTAAAGTCAATAGTGTTCCTGGTGGTTATACGACTACGTATCCTGATGGAAGGGTTGTATTCACAGCTTCCGGAGAAACTGCTGAAAAAGCCAATATGCCTAAAGTAACAAGTGTTGTTGGTGGTTATACTACTATATACCCTGATGGGCGTGTTGAGTTTACTAAAACAGCAGAACCAGAAGAAGAAAAAGAAAAAGTAGCGCCAGCGGATCTTCCTCCAGATATCAACGCTACCGAAACAAGAATAATTGATGAAAGTCTAACAAATGCTTCCAAAGCAACCGTTCAGGCAGGAATGGCTAAAAGAGGTCTGGATATTTTAAGCAATAGGGGTAATGTAAGAGGGAGACCATTAGTAGAACTAAGATCAAATGTGTTAGGTCTTTTTGGTAGTCGAGATGAGCTTGCTACGGCTTATCAGGACGTTACCTCTATGTTCAAAGATGAAGCCTTGCAAGCCTATTTGCCAAGACCAGGAGCTATTTCAAACTTTGAACTTCAATGGGCAGAACAACAAGCAAAAGACCCTGCTTCCCTTAGTGATACAGAGCTTGAATTCTTTTTGAAGAGAAAGATTGAACTTGAAGAAGCAAGGGCAAGATACAATCAAGATAAAGCAAGTCACATTTCTAATTATGGAACAATTGCTGGTTTTAACGATACAGTTATGCTCAAAAGAAGTGAGCAAAGAATCGCTGAATTGAAAAAGACACAAGAATACAGGATTCTTGATCAGACAATTTTCTCTAACCCTGACTTGAGTCCTGCTAATAAAGCAGCGGCAATTAATAAAATCAAGCAAGAGAAACCTGAATTTGCTTCCATTATTGCGCAAGCAGAGGCAGCCGGGGCGGATTTCAAGACGTACTCGGAAAGAGTAAATAGCTTTGAAACAAGATTTAAGACTAAAAGGTAAATAAGCTATGAGCAATGAAGACTTGATGAGTTTCATTAACTACAAAGAAAAAGAAAAAGAAGAAGGAACGAGCCCACTTACTGACTCTCAAATAATGTTTTCCTCAACGGAAACACCAGCAGACGAGGATGCCGTTCGTGCAGCAAATGAAGCTCTAGCTGCTTTAGATCAAATACCCAAAGCACCACAAAGGGATGTAGAGCAAGAAAGAACAATAGAAAGCCTTAGTGACACTAAGTGGACTCTTGACAATGCGCGTGCAATTGCTAGGTCTATGTTGGAGGGTTTTACTTTTGAACTAAGCCCTTATATTGGTCTTGCTGCTGCTGCTGCTGCTGCAAAAGCAACCCCTGGTGTTACTGAGGACTACTCCACTATTTATCGTAAGATGAGAAAAGATTACGATGAACAGCAAGCAGCCGCTGAAGAAGAAATAGGCGGGGCAATGTTGGGGGCAGAGCTTGCAGGTGGTTTGCTTGCCCCTATTCCTGGTGGTGCTTCTGCTAAAGTAGGGACTACTGTAGGTCTTGGTGGTGTTTCTGGAGCAGCAGGAATTACTGGGGAAGATGTAACTCTAGAGGAAAGACTAGGAGGCGCAGCCCTTGGAGCAGGCACAACCTTGGGTGTCATGGGCGTCACTTCTGGGCTAGGAAAAGTTATTGATTTTATGTCAAAGAGAAACATCCAGACAGATCTTTTGAAGCCTGATGGTTCATTTACTCCAATCTTTCTTGCACCACAAGAAGAAGGGTTTACTGGTGGTGTACAAAAGTTCTATAGGAATATTCTAGGGAATGCTCCTTTCTCTGGTTCTGTTCTAAGGGAGCAGCAAAAAAAGTTTGTGTCCCCTATCCAAGAAGCAGCAGAAAAAGCAAAAACAGAATCAGAACAATTGGTAGCTGCTCAGAAACAAATTCTTGCTGAGAGTGATGCAGCTTCTAAAGAAGCACGAGACCAAGCAGTCAGCGCCCTAAAGGCTGACATCGAAAATGTGACTGACATCGGCAAAACAAAGGTAGGTCTATCTGAAGACCAGTACAAAGCGCTTATGGGCACTGGACCAAGTAGTGAGTTTGCAACAAGGACCGCAGACATAGTAAAAACTTCTAATGATGTCTTGGAACACAATTTTAGAAAACTTGCTTTCTTTGAGGCTTTTCCTTTCTATGGGGACAAGACTGCACTAAAGGCTATTGAACAAAAACTTGTATCAGACCCAAGGGACGCAATGGCTGATCTAGACTTCCAATGGAGAGAGAAGGGATTTAAGCCTTTCTTTGATGAGATTCCTGCTGGAACTGCCCTTGAAAGGAAGCAAGTCTTGAAAGATATGCAGGCAAGCCTTAGTGCTGATGAAGGTCTTTTGCAAGCATCTAGGAACGCCTCTTTTAAATCTGCGCTTACAAAAATCAACGAAGGTTTTTTCTACACTGCTCCTGCAAGGATTGTGGGCAAAAGAGTAAAACTAAAAGAGGATAAATTTATTGATCCTACCAAACTAGGTGCTGCTTATGCCCAACTTGGTAGAAACGCAGCAATGGCTTCTGACCCTAATGTCAAAAGAGGTTTTTACGCTGTTCAAAATGTTTTGTTGGACATCCTTGAGAATAACGTACCAAAGCAAACCCTTGTCAACTTCCAAAAAGAAAAGCAAAAGTGGAAGACTCTTCTTGCAATAAGAAACTCAGCAGAAAACACAGGTCTAAAGCCTGGTGTACAAGGAAGATGGTCTGTTAATGACTATCTTAAGTCCGTTGAGACTTTGGGCAAAACAAACAAAAGGTATGGTACTGGTCCTTTGGTCCCAGAAGCAGAAAAAGCTCTAAAGTCATTGAATGAAAATGAAAGAACAATCACTGCTTACATGAGATCTTCTTTTGCAAACAGAGCTAAGATTATTAAGGATAAGGTTGATGCAGAGAAAAGAGCAACTGAAGCCTTGCTCAATGCAAAAAAAGCTGAACTAGAGAAAGCTAAAAAGCTAATGCCCCATCTTCCAGAGTACGCACAAAAGGCTGCTGAAGCACAGACCGCTGTAACTGCTGCGCAGCAAAAGTTGCAGTTCATTAACAGTTCTTTGGATGAATACAAGAGTCTTAAGATATCCGACATGCCTTCTTGGCAACAGGAAACGACTACTTTTAATCTTCTAAGGAATATACTGCCGGGTCTTGCTAGTGGTGTTGCTGGAGCAGGCGCTTTTGCAGCCCCTCTTGCTGCCCTTGGTTCTACTGTAGCTGCTGCTGGAGCCCTTCGTGGAGCAGCATCACCCACTATGCAACGATTTGCTGCTGGTCAAACGGCCCCTCAAATGGCTGCACAACGTGCTATGCAGAGCAGTGGAGGTCAATTGGTAAACAAGGTTTTAACTAAGAATCTTCCTGTGGTTTCCGCTGGGATGCTAACGGAGGCGTTGTATCAGTGATCAAAAAATCAGACCTCAAGTGTAACCAACCAAAGAGAACCCCAGGTCACCCTAAGAAGTCTCATGTTGTCAAAGCATGTGAGGGTGGTAAGGAGAAGGTCATTCGATTTGGTGAGCAAGGAGCAAAGACAGCAGGCAAACCTAAGAAGGGTGAGTCTAAGGAGATGACACAAAAGAGAAAGAGTTTTAAGGCACGACACGGAAAGAATATTGCAAAAGGTAAAAGTTCAGCAGCCTATTGGGCTGATAAGGTGAAATGGTAATGCCCGGTCTTTACGAGAACATTCATAAGAAACGTGCTAGGATTGAAGCAGGTAGTGGTGAGCGAATGAGGAAGAAGGGTTCCAAAGGAGCACCCACAGAAGAAGCCTTTGAGAAGGCAGCTAAGACAAGAAATAAGAGGAGCAAAAAGTAATGTTCAAGGTTTGCAAAGGATGCCCTAGCCCAGCTAAGTGTAAGAAGGCAGGGAAGTGCCTTAAGAAGGCTACTCAGGAGAAGGTGAAAGGTTACAAATAGTCGTCACTTCTTGATAACTGACGAAAGAATGTAACACAAAAACAAGGGGGGCACTAAGCCCCCTTTGTCTCTTTTAGCCCAAAACACCCCAGTAAAACCGTGGCTTCCAGGGCACTATGCCAGGGGGGTCGCTACTACCCTACAGACCCCCCTTATGTCACTTTTTAAAGTGGATCTTTGATAAACTCTATCTCACAGGCATTACCCACACAGGCTAGAGTTTGTGCCCCTTCGGTATTGTCAGACATCTCTTGGATGTCCCAATCAATCTCTTTGGGCATTGTCTCTATACCAATCAAGTAAGCCCCCTCAGTGATCTCCTCATAGGGAGCCTGTTGGTAGGTGTGCTCTGAGAAGGGCAGGAAGCTAATCCCTGATACTTCATCAAAGTTGTTGTAGATCCACTGTCCTACCTCCAAGAACTCACTGTCCTTGTAGTACACCGTCTGTGACACTTTGTGTTCACACCAATAGTTCTGGTACAGGCTGTTCAGCTTCAACTGATCCATAGCGGACTGCTTGGAAGCCATCACAGAGCCCTCTGGAGCCTTTTGGTAGAAGGTGAATACCTTGGTAGTGGGTGAGGTCACATCAGTCTCCACAGGCACCCCAGCGGCTTCCAGAGTGGCACACAGGGGGTCTCTGGAGTCAGCTCTTACCCGACGAATGTAATAAGGGCTATAACGACCATGAATACCACTGGCGGAATTAACCAACTGGGATACAGTACCGGAAGGCTTAACGCAAGTAATAGCCGTGCTTTGATTGACGCCCAACTTGGCAGCCCATTCTTTATTAGTTTCAATTGCAGTCTCCTTCATGGCAGTAAGCCATTTTTCAAGATCCTTTGAATTGGGATTACCCAACAACCAATGGTCCATGATCCCTGTAAGGGACACCCCCAGCAGACATTCTTCCTTGGTGTTCACAGCCCATGCATTCCGGAGGTAACGGAAGTCCGTCAAGGTGGACTGAAGGGTTCCAAGGATTGTAGCTACACGTACTTTGTTCTTTAGATCATCCAAGGTGTCATTGGGTCTAACCACAACCTCACTCAGGTTGCAGAACTGGTTGGGACGTAGGATGATCTCTGAGCAGGGGTTTGTACCAAACTCAAAGTTAGTGTCCCTACGACCGTTCCTGGCTGCCTGCTTCTGAGAAGCTACCCTTGAGAAGATCCCTCGTTCACCACTACGGGACTCATACAGTGCAGCCCATTCAGACAGGAACTGATCAAACTCGGGCTTCTCCGTATAGCAAGCACTGTTGTTCGACAAGCCACGCTGGGGCTGGTCTACCCACCACTGACCATGCTTTGCACGCCGAAGGCGATCATCACTCAGGTTACTCAGGCTAATCAGGGCTGACCTACGGACTCCTCCAACGACAACAATCTGAGCGATTTTGCAGCAGAGGTCGTGGCATTCCAGGCTTGTAAGTTTTCTTCCAGCAGCTCCCTTAAAGAGGTCAACTGAGAACCGGAATAGGCTGACAAGAGGTTCTGGACCTGAAGCCCTCCCTCCGAAAGTCCGGAGAGGTGCCCCAGCAGGACGCACTCGACTAACGTCCCACTTGGGTACTTGACCTGAATAGAGCAACGATAGGAGTTCTCGGAAGGCTTTTGCCCACCCGATCTTTGAATCCGATACGTGAATGATGGTGTCTGTGTCATAGAAGTCTTCAGCTACTTCAGGCAACTTAGCAATGTATTGTCTTTCTACACTAAAGCCCACCCCAGTGCCACACATGAGAATGTACATCATCTCATCGAAGGCTCGGGGGCTGTCTACGGCAATGTAGCTACAGTTGAATCCTGCTACGTTGTCTCGATCTAGTGCTTCACCTGCTGTCATCAGTGCCCGCATGGAGGGCATGACTTGCATGTCAAAGATGGAAGCCCAAAGCAAGTCCTCTGTCTCTTTATCAATCAAGCCTTTGTTAAACCAATAATTGGTGTATCGAAAGACTGTCTCTCCCCAGTGCTCCCTTCGGTTATGATTGGGTAGGTATCGAGCATACCTGGATTTATGAATGTACTGTTGGTATAGATCCATCAAAGGTCCTCCTCTTCCTGTGTCCCCATAGCCATTGCAAACTGAATGTTGAACTTATGTGCCTCAAGGGCACCAAGGATCTCTATTGGGCTGAGTATCGGGTAACAGATAGTGTGTAGCTCCCCTTCATGCTCAATGAAGGCTACAAAAGAATCAGGAACCTTATCCTTGATCTCAATTTTATCAATGATCTCCTGAATGGTCTTTTCAGCTTCTTCTTTTCCCTTCTTCCCAAAGCCACCTTGAATGACTTGCATCAGCGATCACCTCTACCCTGAATGGTCCCGTCTTCCAAGCGCTTCTTAAGTTTCTCTACATTGGCTTTAGCTACTTTCTCAAAGTCAATGTTCATATCATCCAAGATCATGGCAAGGTTCCAAAGGACATCCCCTGCTTCACTAATGACCTTTACACGGTCCACACTAACAGCATCACCCCTCAGAATGGGCTTGATGAACAGGTCAGCCAGTTCCGCTGCTTCCACCATGAGAGAACAAACGGGATACATTCGGTCTTCATAAAGCGCAGTGCGAGAAGCAAGGCGCTGATACAGATTAAAGTCAAGATATTTTTCCTCTTTATTTTCCATGCACAATGTACTCCTCAATGAGTCTTTCCAAGTACCAGCTAGCCTTCTTAAGATCCTCAAGACCATTCTTGTACTTATACCTGTGCATATATTTTAACACAGAACCCTCATAATAGTTACACAAACCTGATCCCAATTGTTGCCTAATGTATTCTATGGCTTCAATGGACCCTTGGTTGTAGTGCTTTGGCTTTGCAACGGCATCCCATTCAGCAGGGGTAGCATCATCAATACTGTTTCTCATAAAGAATGTCTCCCAGTTACAGTCTTGCCGACTTCTTTCTCTTCTTCTTTGAAGCATTGTCAACATAAGCAAGGAACTCATCTAGTTGTGATAGTGTAAAGTATCTAAACCCTTCCTTCTCACACCACTTGCCCATAGTAATGTCAGAACCTTTACGTACTTTCTTCCTTGGGTCAGAGAGAATAAATATCAATTCATTGTACTTATTGATACTGTCCCTAATGGCTTTGTACTTTTGAGTATCACCCGTCCTAAAGAACCCCTTGCACTCCACAATGATCCCACTGTCCGAGTGTACAAAGTCAGGTTTGTACTCCCTGTGGATCACATAGGGCAACATGAAGGGTTCAAACTTGAACTCCCATCCAGTTACCCCTTGTGCAAAGTCCCTCTCAAGACCACTTCGGTATCTACTACTGGATCTCGGCATAGGGGATCTCTGGAACCTTGGGTTCATTAACTACCTTGGTGAAGAACTTTGGACCCGTGGAGTACACAAACCCTCGTACACCCTCCCAGCAGACCTTCTTGAAGTGACAGTAGGAGCAGGTAGCCGTCAATGCCATGTTGCCACTCTTGCCATCAGGCACAGGCTCTGCACAGGGCTTCTCAGGTGGTTCATTCTTATTCACCATCTGCCATACGTGCTTCACTCGATCCTCGATGGAGTAGCTAATCTTCTCATGTACTGGAGCCTGTGTGTCCTTCTCATCGTACATGAGATAGGTCAGGTGTCCATTCTGCTTGTCCATTGCAAGCCACCCGTACTTTGTCTCACCCTCGGAGTGAGCATAGGCTTTGATCTGTCCCACATAGGCAAAGGGATCATCATAAGCCAGTGAGCCATCCTTGAACTTCTTGAAGCCGTAGGTGCTGGTGGACTTGATGTCAGTCACAATCCCATCAATCTTACAGTCCATAGACCCCTTGACTTCAGCTACCTCACAGGGATGCTGTTCATGTGTCACCTTATGCCCGGACATCTTAACCAGGAACAGCAGCATCTCCTCGATGATGTGACCATAGAGGAACTTGATGAGGTTCTCTGGGCGGTACTTCTGTCGTGCTTTACTATGGTAGTGATTCCATAAATAACGGTCGTCTCTTCCAATATTTGAGAGCCTCAGCTTGCGAGAATCGAAGCTCTTGCTAAGGAACTCCTTACGCATGAGATCCTTGACTGCCTCACCAAAGGCGTCAATCTCTTTCTCAACATCAACCCCCTCCGGTGCCCTCTTGGAGAGAACCAAAGAGTAAATATCATCTACTAGTGTATGAATCATAGAATACCCTCGTTGTGCTTACGGTGCTTGACAAAGCGCATCTTTCGTGTTCTAGGATTAAACACTAGGATCTGTACTCCAAGCATCTCCTGAGCAAAGGTTCTACTAAAACCCCAGTTCAGTTCACTGTTCTTGCTCTTGATATCAAACAACCAAACCTTTCCGTTCTTAATTGCAACAATGTCCACTGGACCCGTTGATCCAGCATTTTGATAA